GCTGTCATGTCTGTTTGAGCCTGTAAGTCTAATTGTTCGTTCCACATAAGTGTACCTATTTCTTTTTCTTCCGACTTGTTGCGATTTTCTTAGCTACGCGTTTGCGAATAGCTGCTAGTTGTTTTTTAGCTTTGGCTGCCGAAGTTGTTGGTTTCTTGATAGTAGACTTGTTACGGTTTACTACACGTTTCTTGGGTTTAGGTGCTGCTTTTCTTGTAACCCGAATTGGCTTTACGCCAGTTGCCACGTTGGTCTTGTTTAGACCCCGGATTGCCTTTCCAAGCATTCCTTGTTTTTTCTTTGTAGCCATTATATTCTCCTAAATCTAGGTCAGTATCAACCAGAGATTGTTTAAGTTTGCCCATGAGATTGCTCCTGTGAGCGTAGGTGGGGAGTTCGTGTACCAGAGGTACGTCAGGGTAGGCTGTGTTGAACTCCCCGTATGCGTTGTTTACGCTGTCAGAATTGTGTCTGCGTCATTCAGGTCTTGAATAAGCTGAGTCTTGTAGTCGCCACCATAGGTGACAGCTTCGGATGCAGCTTTGACGAGCTTGTTAATTAACTGAGGGGTTGTGTTATTGGATGCAATATCCTGTGTCAAGTCAGCCTTGCCAATTGTGTCATCTGCGGTGACTAAAATAACCGCTTCACCGATAATGGTGGATAACCAAGTGACCTTCGCTGTATTCCCTCTAGAGCCTGTGACAGCCATAGCGAGAGTACGACGAAGGGACTGCAACTGACCACGACCTTCTTGGGTTGTGAAGTCAGTGATTAACATTATGCGTTAGCAGCAGGTGGGTAGTTGCCAGTGTTGTTTGGAGCAGTAACTGGGTAAACAACTTGATGTACGATAGTGTCAGTTTCAGTACCCGCAGTTGGGAAGGTGTAAGTGACACGTCTGTTCTCACCATCTTTATAGCGAGAGCGAACCCATTCACCTGTGCCGAATTTCTGAGTATAGAATACTGCTGAAATAGCTTTGTAGGCTTCTGTACCGGCAGGGAAGATATCGTTTGTGCCCAGAACGAGTGTGTCGTTAGGGTTAGTTGTAGTAGCGATTGCTGTAACAACTGCTGCATCTTGGTTAGCTGTATTTACTACTGAGTCGCCTACGACGATGCCCAGAGCTGTAAAGTCAACGGTTGTGTCAACCAGTGAGTTCACTACGTTTGCGTTAGCTACGCCACTTGATACTGAGTCTGCCAGAGGGCAGTCCATTACTTGTACAACTAGAGCTTCTGCTGCGCGTGTACGTGGTGATACTAACTGTGTCTTGATACCATCATTGAACAGATTGATGTCTGCTGTGATAGTCATTAAGTCCTGTAAGTATACAGGAGTCGGGATTAAAGCTGCCATTATTTAGTTTCCTTCTTGGTGCGCTTAGCTGCGCGGGTTGGTTTTTCGGTTGAGTCGATTACTTCTTGGTTCTTGTCTGCTACTGTCTTTTCAGACTCAGCTACAGCTAGGAAACCATCTTTGATTGTTTTAGAGACTACTAATAGTGTCTCGTTTAATAACAGAAGTTTACGTGGGTTGTCCCTGCTGCTGTTGTATTGTCGCAGTAGGGATGTTCGGATATTTCCTAGCGAGCCGTTAAGGTCACTCGGTAAATCAAGTACGTCTAAATGTGGAAAGTCCACTTAGTATCTCCTTTTCTTTAGTTTGCTTCGATTTAGTACATTACCCTTGCGTGAGAGTATATTGCCTAGACCATGTTTTGCGATACGGAAGTCTGAGCCTTCTGACCATTCGTCCATTAGCTTCATATTTTCGCTTGTTGTTTTTTGAGCTATCCTAGTGTCTTCATCTACTGCCATGCGGTCAACAAACTTTCGTACTGCTGCTGCGAAGCCGTCTATACGGTCATCATGGATTAACGCACCACGGTCTCTTGTGATTTTGTTAATCTGATTTACTAACGTGTAGACCATGCGTAGGTCAATTGGATATTTGTTAGCGGATGCTATATCGTGCTCGAATACATCTTCATTGATAATAACTCTGTGTCGAGTCATTAGTGGTTCGAGTGTGTCAATGATTCTGAGTTCTTTTTGAGTTGAAACCCAGTCGTCGTCGATACGTGGTGAGTGAGGTGAGCCTGTCTGTTTCTTATAGTACTTCATAAGAACTGGTCGCCAAGCCTGTGCGAATGCACCGTAGCCATGGTTTTGCTCTACACCAATCTCCTGAACCTTATGCTTGAATGCAAAGGCGGAGAGTTTCTCGTAGTTCTCTTCTGAGTACCCACCTTTTAGAGCGAGCATTTCTACACCAAAGATGTATCCATGTAAGAAGTATACTGCCCAAGCTACTGTCTCGTCACCATTAGCACCACCACCTGCTGTATCAACATACATGTAGCGTGCTTCGTACTCGTACATGTCATCCCCGATTGAGAATGGTCTGTAGAGTTCGGGTTGTTGTGAGTAGCCCTTCATAATAAACTTGTTACGTGGGTCGGGCATCCAAGTGATTTCACCGGGGGCTGTGTCAAGGTTAAGTGCCATGACGATTAAATCACGGGTCTTTAACGGATAGCGTCCTTCGTCACTGAGCTGCGTATTAAGCATGTGCTGTAGTTGGAAGTATGCGGTGCCTTGGTCGAGTTCCTTGGATATTAGAAGTTGCTCACCTAGTAGAACTGGGTCTGTAGGTTTTCCTGAGTCTCCTGTGATACCACCACCTGTTCTGAGGGATGGGTCTAAACGCATTTTCTCTATGAGCATTGGAGCTAGGTGAGTACCATAGTTCTTTTGTTCTTCAAGAGTTGGATAACGTCCTGTCCAGACACGAATAGTGAATCCACGTCCGGGAAGTGTGTTGTAAATAGAGTCGCTTGTTTGCGGAGTCCCTAGATAGATGATTCTGCCGTTCTGACAGATTGAAGTGAAATCTCGACTCAAGTGAATCAAGTTTTGTCGTTGGGTTTCAGTGAGACCATTCTTAGATGATTCGATGTCATCTGGAATAAGAATGTCTGCGCGTCTGCCTTGCATGTTGGCTGTTACACCAATACATGCTACACTAGGCGATTTTTCTACGCCCTTAAGCTGCCAGTGGATGTCGAATGCTTTGGCACTCGCTCTGTCACCGTGTTGCCTGTCGGGTCGTAAGCATTTGAGCATATCCCAATTCATAATGATTTGGATTACCCAGTTTGCAATTTCCATCGCTACGTCTGCACCGGCTGAGATAATAAGTACCCTTGTCTTTGGGTCGTGTATCAATAGCCAAACTGCGAAGATAGCTACGATAGTACTCTTAGCTTGTGAGCGTTGAGCCTGTATCATGCTGTATTTTTCGCCGTACTGTAGGAAGTTTCCTATGTCTATTTGGACATCAGTACAGTTGAATCCCATGAGTTCAGTCATGGCATCGTATAGGAAGTCTGAGAACTCAGTGTAGTGAGCTTGCAGTGCTTCCAAGTCAGTCCACCGTTTTACGGCTTCCTGTTGAATTTCTGGTAGGTCTTTTAAGTTGTTCTTAATGGCAGACCATTGCCGTTCGTTAGATAAGTCCTCACCGAGTTCATCATAGAATTCCTCAAGTGGGACTGTTTCTTTCACGCCGTCTACTTCTACAAGAGCGACTTCTGGTAGTATTACTTCCATTAGTCCCCCGAACATAGAAAGATGTGATTTCCGATTGTTACTTCCACGGTCATGTTTTTAGCCCAACTAGGGTTAACTACAGACGGGTTGTAATAGTGGTCAGCACATGTAATTGGTTGATAGTGATATTTGTCAGTTACGACATTTGTTGCAATGCGGATTGCTTCATCAAGTGCTGTTCCGTCACGGACTGTGAATCGCTTCAATGTCCATGAGAATTGTGCAGGTTGATAGACTACTCCGCAGACTGTGTTTGCCCATCTTGGGTCTTCTACGCGGTTCATTGTTACTTGTGCAACTGCATATTGTCCTGCCAGTGGTTCTCCACGGGCTTCGTTATAGATGTTGAGTGCCATACACATTATTGCGCTAGTGATTAACTCCATCTGGTACGCACCTTAGACCTTTGTCTAGTTTATGTTGAGCTTTAAGCTGTTTATGTTTGAGTTGGCAAGCCTCTAGTGTATCGAAGCTATACTTCGTTTCTATTGGTGCCACTGTTGTTGTTACGTCTTTCTTCACTGTCTCCATTAGACTGAGACCTACTAGAAACAGTAGTATCAGAATTGTTGACATGTGGGTAGTATCTCCACCAGAACTTTCTGAGGAGTGGTTTCCCGACAATGAAGAGTGCGATAATGGCGTATAGCCACCTGTTCGTTTCATATACGTTCACCGTTAAGTTCTTGTCAGATTTTAGATGGAACTTTCCTGTAGCATTGTCTACTACATTCGAGTTGCCTTCTACTGTCGTTTCGGACTCTGTTCGATTTCCCACTGAACCTAGCCCTGTCTTTACTTTGTTTTCTGTGTCGCCAATTTGAGCGTCCACGGCTATGCCTGTGTCGTCCTTAAGGAGATAATCGGCTAAGTAGGAACACCCTGATAAACTGAGTGTTCCTATTAGTAGTGCTAGTTTTAGCACTGTCTCAACCTACTACTATTGTACCAGTACCCGTAAAGGCAATGTCATTAATAGGTGCAGGTGTTGGTTCCCAGTGTGTGTTTGCAAGGATTGTAAACGGTGTACCACTTGATAGTGTTACTGTAATGTCGGTTGCTGCCCAGACAAGTAAGTAAGTACGGTGTTCGTCTAGTGCCAGAGCACCTAGTGCTTTAGCTGTCATGTTTGTGTTACGTGATGCCATTATTCTTCTCCGGCTGCTGTTGCGGGAACTACTGATAGTAGTCTACCCTTCTTCTGTTTGGCTTCAAGAATGTCCTTGAGGCTGCTTAGGTTTTCGTCCGTCTCGGCAGTAGTTGTAATACTGTTATCTTTGAGGAACTTAATTGCTTGTGCTAGTAGAGCAGGGGGAACATCCCGTGGGACTTCTGTTTCCTCACCACCTACTAACATGATGTCCTTCTTCTGCATTTCATGTGCAAGAGTTTTTGCTACAAGTACATGTAGTTCGTTTAACTCTGATTCGGCTGTTGGTTTTTTATTTGACATGTTATGTCCAGTATGTGTTCACGTAAACAGTTACTACGTCTGTTGCAAACTGTGTCCATGCGATTTTGAATCTGCCTATGGCATCTAAACGAATTAAACCAAGATGTGCATAATGGCTTGTTGCTGCTGTACTACCTCTTGGCTGTTCTGATGCTTGACCTGATAGGTAGTCGAAGAGTTTGAAGTGGTCAATACCGCCGGTGGAGTGTACAGAAACACTGGCTGTCTTAGCTCCTACGTATGTACCGATTGGTAAGGTACATGTTTTGTCTGTGTTTTGGTTGCCTGTTCCAGAGAAGCTACCGGCTACGTAAGAACTTACGTTGTACATTGCTGAGTTTCCGTCGGCTCCTGTATCTCCAGTGACACCTTGTATTCCTTGAATACCTTGAATGCCCTGTATACCTTGGTCGCCCTGTACGCCTGTATCTCCGGTTATACCTTGAATACCTTGGTCGCCCTGCACACCTTGAATACCTTGGTCTCCTGTGAGACCTGTGTCTCCCTGTACGCCTTGGATACCCTGTATACCTTGGTCTCCTTCTGGAATACCAAAGGTTATTACACCTGTAGCGTTATCCCATGATGCTGTAGCTGCGTCACCGTTTGGTAAGTCTGTTGCTATAGCTCCGTTGATACCGTTGTTCATTACTGTAAGGCTGACGTTATCTGTCGCCTCTTGGTCTAGGTATAGACCTTGTAAGTAACCACCATCAAGGTTGTCACTTGTAATGTAACTACGGTTAGGAAAACTTCTCCAAGCGGTTGTGTAATCGGACTCACGTTTAATTGTTATTGCTGCCCCGTTCGTGGGGGTCACAGTGAAGCGCACATGTGTTGGGTCTACCCAAGTGATAGCTACTTCAATGCCACCTACATAACCATGCACATGTGTTGTGTCAAGGTAGGGTACATCAAATAGGTAATCGGTTGTTGCTCCGTTACCTGTGTATTGTCTTGTTGCTAGTAGAGCCATTGCTCCTCCTGTATTGAATTAATGCCTCCCTTCCCCGACCAACGTTCGTTTACGCAGTCTAGCTGAGACGTGGTTCGTTTATGAGGTTCCGGAGGACTTTGTTAACTTCCTCTGTTCTTGCGTGGTGGTAATGTTTCTTCGTCAGGTGAATCCATTAGAGTTCTAATGATACCTGCGATAGTGTTGACATCCGCAATAGTTCCTAGTGGCGCACCGCGTTGCATGTTTGCAACATCGCGCTCGTCTATCCCACCAATTGGGTTTGCAGATTTCACTGCTTTCAGATAGTTTGCTGCCCAGTTCACTACTGGTATTTGCTCCGCTACGGAACCGTTACCAAGTGCTAGGTCGTCTACCAAGTCGTAGTTATTAACCATCATTCCAACGATACCCATGTAGGCTAACGTGTCGTGATTAAAGTCATTTTCCATACGTCTGTCTAGGTAGCCTTCTCTCTTGTCCACTGGCAGAGCCATTGATAAGCTGTAATAGCGTATCATTCTAGCTGCTGCTGACGATGCACCATTGAGTGCGATACCCATTGCTGCTTCCCTGTCGGAGAACATGAGATTTCTTCCCATCTGTTTTTCTGCTGCTAACGCGGGATACTGCTTGAATTGCATTAGCATAGCTACACGAGGGTCAGTCATTAATGGTGACATTTCTCCGGCGAAGCCAAGTTGAACCTGCTGTCCTGAGTGACGGCGTAAAGCAACAGCTAAATCCTGCTGTTCCATTTTGCTCCATCTATGGAGGTTCATAGTTTTCACGCTACCATCTGGAAGCAACTCAATAATTCCTTGGTCTAGTTTCCGCTTTAACATTGGAAGGTCTAAACCTATATCATTGAATCGTGCTTTGCTTGTTGCGCCTTCACTCTTGGTGATGAACTTCATTGCATCGCGCATTAGCCCTGCCATAGCTACCTGTTCTTCCATCACGCGGATGGCTGAATAGTAGGTGTAACGTGTTTGTAAGTATTGCATCACGGGACGGTATTGACCACCTGTACCTGCATCAATTACTTTAGACATCGCTGATTGCGCTGCCTTCGGTTCTTGGGTATCAAAGTGGACGTTGTTACGTGCCATGATATGTGACTCTTCATATAATCGTGAGATTTCTTGAAGTTCGTTAAGGTAAGCCATGTCGGTCTTCTGTTTGTCTGTTAGCTTCATGGGTTTCCATTTGCTTACAAACTGTTTGGTCTTACCCATGTGTTTGCTCATTACTTGGTGCATTCCGAATAATCCTGATAAGCCTCTGTTAGCTGCTAATCCGAATTCTGCAAGTTGTGACTCTCCGAGTCCATTCATACCTGCGAGTGATACTGCATCACGTATTCTTCGTACATCCATTGGAAGCTGACCGTCGAACGGTAGTCCCATCATCTGCCGAAATACATTACGTACTTCTTTTGTGTTTACATAAGTCCCTAGGTCTCCCGCCTGTACTGCCATAGCTCCAATAAAGTCATCTATAGCTGCTTCGCTGTTCAGACGGAAGCCTGATGTTTGCGAGATTGCTGAGCGTCCTGCTGCTTCTTTACTGTAACGGTTAGCTGCTCCTATCACGTCATTGTCTAGTAATTCCATTACGGATACTGTTCTTCCGTTGACGTTAACTTTGGCTGAGTAGTCAAGTTTGATATGTCGCTTCTGTGTGTAACCTGCTGCTTCTAAAGTGTCGGACTTATTCCATTTCATTATTTGTTCTATCGAGTCATGCTGTCCTGCTTTATTCATTCTTTCGAATATATCAGCTAGTGTGTCTTCCATGTCGGAAGCTAAACTTGTTCTCGATACTTGAGGTTTGCGTAGACCTTGTAACTTGAGGTTTACAATCGCTTCTGCGAAGTCTCTTGCTGCTTGGTCTGAAAGTACATCTGATGAACCTGCTCTTGAGGTCATAGATTTTGTTAGTACTTGTATTACACCCTCTCTACCTACATCAGGGTCATTGACTAGATTCATAAATTCTGAATCATTCCAATTCTGACGCATGTAGTTCTTCATTTTGTTGTGCCCAGTGATACCGTCTACTTTGTTATTTAACTGTAAGTCGTATAGTTTATCATTGGCTATTTGTAGTTCGTCTGCGAATTTAGTAACATAGCTAGGGCTGTTAATCTGTTTGCCTAGTTGCCGTGCGTTCATTTCAAGCATTATCTGTTGGTTGATGTCGCGTACCATTTCCGTGTGGTTTGCGTTGCCCATTCTGAGCATTAGTCGCTTCATGCGACCGTAGCCGAGTTCTTTGGCTGCGTCTGACATCATATCGAAGTATGCTTTGTTTAGAGGAACTTCAATTTCAGCTTGCATAATCTGTGAGACTACGGCTGCTGTTTGACTTCTCTTAACTACTCCACCTGTACCTGCTGGCATTTCTAGGATGTTCATTGCCATCCATTCTGCTAGTGGTACTCGTGACCGGAATAGTTTAGTTCCTAATGACTGTGTGAGTGTACCGAACTGATTCGATACTGCCCGTTGAGCCATTGAGTTGTATGCTTTGTGGATTGCTTCTCGTGTCTCTGCACCTAGAGCTGTTTCGTATTCCTTACTAAGCAGTGCCCATCGCGGGTCAAGGTTAACTAGGTCAACGTAGGAAGAGTCGTTTACCATACCTGTCCAATCAATTAGTGCTTCCATTTCATCCTTAGTTTCCGCAATTATGCGTTTAGCTTGTAGGAATTCTTTGTCAGCAGGATTGCCTGTGTTGGTATCTTCGAGCCTCTCTGCTAGGTCATCGTATGCCCGTGTAATAGCTTCGCGTACTTTCTGTGCGCGTACTGCTGCTTTACTTGGGTCGCTGTTAATCCAATCTATAACGTGTTTACGTATACCTGAATCGTCAGCAATCATGTCGATGCCAACTGAGTCTAGTGCTTTGTTAAGAGCGCGTGTTAATTCGTCTTTATTAATTGCATGTGATAGTTTACCTTTAAGTAACCTGTGCATTTTCTTGCCAAGTCGGTTGAAACCACCGGTTGTGTTTGTGTAGCGTTCTCGTGTTTTAGATGTGAATGCTTCTTTAGTTGCTGCACGTCTTTGGACTTTAACTCCGCGACGGGCTGCTTGAGCTTCTACTGCTCGCTGAGCGTGCAGGGTTGCTGATTCTATAGCTTCGCGTGCCTTGGCTGATACCTTATCAGTACCTTCGCCAATCGCGTCCATAGCAGCCTTACGCGTCTCTTCAATGTCATCCATAGCCTTCTTAAAGGTTTCCTTGGATTGTTTCATTTCGGTTTTGATGTCATGTATCAGGTCTTCTTTACGTTGACCTTTTGCAGGTTCACGTTTAGATGCACCTACTGACTGACGCTCTGCGTCTGCTTTGGCATTCTTACCGTCTATGAAGTCATTGAACTTGTCTAAGCCTTTACGCAGTGCGCTACCTTTTGGTAATGCTGCGTCGAGTATACTTTGTACACCCTTGCTATAAGCTGATGCTCCTTCGAGTTCATCTATTTCTGCTTTCTTGAGTTTATCTTCAACTGCACCTGTAGCTTTCTGTACACGTTTCAGTATTTCACTGTCGCGTTGGGACTTGTTGAAATCATCTCTTGCTTCACGAGTTGCTTTAGCTGTATCGACTTCATCGAATACTGCTTTAATGTTCTTGTCTTTGGCAGCTTTGCGTGAGCCTTTAACTGCCTGTTTCATTACGTTGACACCTGTACGAGTCTCCACGGATTTACCGTAGTTCTCACAAGCGTTACGCATTCCTTGTTCTAGTTTGCGTGCGGGTTTTGCGATTACAGATTTACTCCAACGATAAGCTGTTGGTACTGCGGGGATTGCTCCTGCGAATACTGCACCAGTTCCTACTTCCATGAGGTACTGTTCATAATTGTATGTTGGGTCGGACATAAGTCTAGGCGAGAGTCGTATTGCTTCTTCGGTTGCACCGAATGCTGCATAGATTCCCATTGTGCCCATCTTGCTTCCGTGTAGTCTAGCCATTGTTGCTGCTACTTTGGGTAATGCTTTTGATGTTAGTGACGCGCCCTTTACTACTAGAGTTCCGGGGATGAAGTTAGTAGGGTCTAATACGAACCCACCAATTTCTGTTGCAAGCATCTTAGGGATGCCCATTGCGTCTGCACCTTTACGATGCGCTGTTACTCGCTGAATACGTTGCACAAGTGTTTCCATGTGCTGAGTGTTCTTTGCTTGTAACAAGAGTTGTTCTGACCATGCCTCGTTTACGTCGTACTTAGTTAGCATACTCGGTAGAGCTGCTTGCATAACGTGAAAGTCTTGGTCTTCATCTTGTGTGAAGTCATCATAGACTCGCCCCACATTTGAGGCTAGTCCTGAATCATCTATTACTGCTTTTGTACCTTCCCACAAACTCGGAGCAGTAGTATCAACTGTGCTTCGGATTGTAGGTTGTCTTAGAGCACCGGGAACATATTCTTCGATGAACTTCGGCGTGGTGCGCTCAGGAGCAGTTACTTGCTCTTTCGGTGTTTCTGTCGGAGCCTCCACTACTTGTTGAGGCATCGGTGTTATGTCGTTGTTCACTTTAGTCATGTTTATTCCATTCGGTCTAGTATACGTTCGCCTATCTGCCACATAGCATGTGGTATGCTAGTTGGTGATTCTACGCGAGTTTTGGGTGGTGTTGTTGGTTGTTCTTTGTTAAGGTCTGCCCCTGATGTTTCATGGAACGATACTGTATCTGCGAAGAACGATTGTGTATCATCTTCTGGTGCTAAGTCACGAATGTCGTTAGCTACAGGAATTGATATACTTATCTTTTGTCCTGACCTGTTGCTGTGTCCAGTTATCATAATGTCGCCGTTGATACCCTTACGGATTATCATGTCGTCGTCGAACATTGACTGGTCTACACCGAAGCCTTCATCTTGCCATCTACCATTCTTGAATGTATTATTGTTATCCCATCCTCGGAGTAGTGTATCTGCTGATGCAATCTTAGTGTTCAGGCTTGCGCCCTCTACGATAAATTTGCCACCGGCAACTGAGCCGTGCTTTAGCATACGCATGTAGGCACCATGTTCAGCTTGTCTAGCGTCACCCTTGTGGGCTTGCCATGCTTCTTCATAGTATCCTTTCATTGCTTCTCTAAAGTAGTCAGTGTTTTCAGGCTCGTCTTCGAACCATCCGAAGAACCATTTGTCACCTGCTGCTTCCTGCCACTTGTCCATAGCGTTGTCTACGCCGTCTTCGAACTCACTTGGAACCATTGTTGATAGTTCCGGTGTGGGTCTCTTCTGTTGCTCCCTAATGCTTTCTAAAGCAGTGCGTGGGTGCATACCTTCCTGATTAACCATGATGTCATACGCTGTGTATGTATCAAGTGTTGCTTGGTCACTCTTGAATGTTTTCGCGAAGAGTTCAGGGTCGGTCTCACGTAGTACGTTGATGTTATCCATCATTGGTTTAAGTGAGTCGAGTTGTTCCTGACTAAGGCTTGGCGCACGAAGTAGTGCTGTTAGTTGTGCTGTTTGCTGATGTAGCTGTGGGTAGTACACTTGTGCGTCCTGCCATTGGGCTGCTACAGCTTGTGGATTGTTTTGTAACCACTTGCTAAGTTCACCCTTGGTTGGGTTCTTATTAGGGTCGAAGTCCAGAGGTTCCCCGCTTTCTTGAGCGAGTGCTATCTGTGCTCTCCTGTCTCTAAGTACACCTTGGGTTGCTAGTCGTTCTGTATTAATAGAGAATGACTTGGTTAGTTGTTCTGTTGTTTGATTGCCACGTATACCACTTACTAAGTCGAACGCACGTTGGTTATCCGCTATTTTCTGTTGGCGAATTTCCTCTGCTTTCTCATTGTGGGCTTCTCTCCAACGATTCATGTTGAACGAACTGCCATATAGAGCCTTAGCTGCGTCTGCTTGTGCTTGGAAACTACCTGTGCCTAAAGAGTTCTTTAGGTTTTGCATGTCTCCTGCATAGCGGTTGCTATTGTTAGCATTAAATACGTTTTTAGCATCTGTTAAGCGTTGCTTGTTAAGAGGTGTGAGTTTCTTTAATAGACCCTCTTTCTCTGCAAATCCCATTAGTTGTGGGTTGTCGTGCTTCTGTAGGTCTTCTATAATCGCTTGTACGCGAGTATCTTGACATGGCACAGCGTGCATACCTCTACAGTTAGTTAATGCTTGGCGTGCTGTTTTAACTGCGTCTGCTTTAACTTTGGGGTCTTGTGATGCGAATGCCTGTTGTAACAAGTCACCTGCACCAACTACTGTGTTCTTAACCGCTTCACGGTTGACTACACCTTCCCAAATCTGGCGACCCTGTGCGTGCATACGTCCTAACTGAGATGCGTTCTTAGTGAATGACTCTATGATACGCTTACGCATTTCAGGGTCTTTCTGCTTCTCAAGTGCTGCCGTTAGTTGCTCGTCTAGTTTGCCTTTATAACCTTTAGTATCGTAATCTTTATAATCACGTTCTGTGGTCTTTAGGTTGCTGATGTAGTTCTTGTTTGTTTCTTGGTCGATGATTGCATCTTGTGCTCCACGCATTGACGCGCTTGAGCCGAATACGTACTTGTTCCAAAAGGATTCAGTACGTTGCATTTCATCAAGACCTTCTTGAGTGGCACTAGAGAAAGCCTCGTTGTAGTCTTCCTGCTGCTTACGTGTGCCAATCTGTTTGCCAATGGTTCCCGCGACCTCTAAGAGTAATTTAGATGTCTCGCGTTTTTTAGGGTCTAAGCGTTGTGTGCTACGACCTGCCATTGCTATGCTTGTTGTTTTAGCTTGTGACGATACGTCTTGGATGTTACCACCTACTGTCTCGTCAACTACTTTTCTGTAATCTGTTCCAAATTCACTCATTAGAAGTTCCACTCCTCGCCACCGCCATAAACTGACCAATCGTCACCGGCTGTACCACCTGCACCGCCTCCACCAATGGAGCCACCTGCACTAAAGAATCCTTGCATAAAGCTAAGACCACCTTTAAGTACGGCTGTTTCGCCTGACTTGGTTGATGTGTCTTGGAATCCTTTTGATATGTCAGCGTTGATTGCTACGTCTATAAAGTCGATAGCTTTCTGATTTAATGCACCAACACGTTGTTGGTCTACTTTGTACTTAGCATCCATTGCGTCGATTTCGGTTTGCGATATTGTATCATCTACGTTATCACCACCTACGCCTGTTACTGCTGCTTGTACTCTAATCATGGCTTCTTTGTGAGCCTGTGCTTTGTCTACTGACATCTCAAGCATACGCGAGCCTTCTACGATTGCTGATGCCTGTGACACTAATACGCCTTGTCTGCGGTTGGCACCAAAGCTGATACCTGCTGTTTTGATACCATAGCTTTTTGCTGATTGCACCATTTGGTCTTGTTCATCTGCTGCGCCCATCATGGAGCCAGCGAAAGATACGGCACCTACGCCTACTGCTACCCAACTCATGTGTTGTCCTCCAGTTCGGGGAAGTCGGGTAGTATTACCTCGGCTTCTATTTTAGTTAAGTCTGTTTCATCTGTTGGATGAATTGTGGCTATAACGCAGTCTGTTAATGCGTATACAGCTCTTTTAGTTTTTGCAGGGGAGACACCCATATATGGAGCTTCCACAATGATTCTCTCCTCTGCTGAAATTAGTATAGCCTTTCCTTGGCTCACGATTATTAAATGTTCGTGTTTATGAATCTTTCCTACGACAGTGCTACCTGCCAGTAACAGAGATTCCCGACCATACACTCCGGGAGCGAAGTGATGGTTAACCGGGATTTCTGTATAACTATCTGGAAGTGACTTAATAGCAGTTTCCAGTTCTTGTACTTTCTTGCGTACTATTAAGTCGGTCTTCATTAGAAGCGTCTTCCTCGTGATGTGTAAGAACCAAGCCAATCCATACTGGATATGTGCATAGGTAAGTGACTTGTGCTATAGAGTTCTAGCGAAGCTAGGTCTGTACGCTGTCTGAACCCAATGCTAAACACGGCTGTGTTATTTGCAGTCTGGTCGGTCTTAGTTAGTATGTCATTACTTATTAGCCCTGACCAGAATTGGTCTGGGTAATTATAGTAGTCACTTATAATCTTTGCATAGACCTCACCAGAGTGTTCCATCTGAGCTAGGAATTTTAATATGCGTAGACTTGTCTGTGAATTGTAATGACCTGATTCGTCCTTAACGTAGACGGTACGTGGTGATACGGTTGACCTGTAAGGATAACCTATTAAGACGTTATCACCTGCTGTGATTGGGTCTGTGAAGGTTATTGTACTACCTGAACGAGTGTAAGCCAGAGATTCGCCATAGCGGTCGTCTGTAGGCTCGTTCATTACACACACGAGTGTTGCATCGTATGTATACCCAGTTGGGAGTGCTATTGCTGTCCCTGTTCCTGTGGTGGTCTCTCTACTGTAATCTAAGTGGAATCCAACTATTGCTGTTGGGTCTTCTACCATTGATAACTTAATCATGTCGATTGTGTCATCGTCACGTAATACTATGAAGTGGATGTCACCATCTACTAAAGCTGCGTTAAGTATTCTATTTGTACCTGTTAAATTAGTTAGCGACCACTTACTCCATGCTAGACGTTCTTCTACTCTTCGACTTGTGTCTTCGTCTGAATCGTAGTTACATACATAAAGTTCTAGTGCATCGTAATCTACTGCGTATAAATAGCCTACGTTTGCGTCACCAAGTATCTTGTCAACACCGTCAGGTATGTACTTCTTGATGTGCTCCGTGATTGGAGTTGCTCTGTCTGGGTTATCAGTGGAGTCTGTAGAACGGTATCGTGAGAAACCTACACTACCTAGTTTCTTCCCGTAAGGGAATTGGAAATACACATCTTTACCTAAACTTAGTGGTCGTACCAGTGGGTCATTTGTATATGACGATGTTACTGGCATTCCCGATGTCTGTGGTGTCAATGGTAATGTTCCGTTGAGTTTGAATTGCTTTCTTTTAGAGAATATAAGTAAGTCTTTGTTATGCTCTAATATTGTATGGAAATCACTAGAGCCATCTGTGGACGAATACATTCGGACAGGATGAGAAGCTAGGGATTGCACAACAGTATTCTTGTAAAAGCTGAACAGGTTGTCTGTTTCAGTAGTTACGATTTCGTCATGTGTTGCTGTGACTAATCTATTTTGAAAGATAGCTGTGTCGTTGATTGTTGAGCCTACGAATGCGGGGTCTTTGTTTGTTTTTATTGAACCTGCGTTCTTGTCGTCCCATTGTATGTTACCAACTTGCCATGTACCTGCGGCTTCGCGTTGTAACAACTGTGGCATTGTAGATGGGTCGAGTTTGTAAGTTTCATTTGGTGCTGATGTTTCTTCCCAATGTACTTGGTCTAGCACACTAGATGAACCTGCTGCCTCGTTGATTATCACGTCATACGTGTAACCTGTATTTAGGTGTCCTGCTACATCTGCTTCAAAGTAATATCTACCTGCTGCGATGAATACTGGAAATACTGCATTATCAATCGCAAGTAAACCACCTGCTAGATTTAGTATTAGTGTTACCCATGTTACATCAGTGTTTGTTTGGAAATCACCATTCGCCATGATAACAATTTTATTTGTGTACGGTGTTGTATAGGGATTCCAATGATGATAAATGGCATCTACGTCTCGGCTGTTAATAGTAATGGTTCTGTCTAAGCTACCATAACTAAAAGTATGTCTGTTGTAACCTGTGTACTGATGGTTGCCTGTTATGTACTGCCCCGATGTCATTATTGCATCTACAGTGGGTGGTGAAATACTTGTAGCTGTACCCTCAAGCACAGACTTCATGTAGTAGGTGCCACGGTCTGATGTTTCATCAGGTTGGATTGTAATTATGTTTTCGCCCTGTACGTACTTAGGTAAGTGTAAGGGGGTTGGTACTGAGCCATTCATTGCTTCTAGTATTTCACCACCTTCGTCGTCTTCGACTAAAACTTGTGAGTACTCACCATCATTGCGAATAAACGCTATGGTTGAACCTTTAAATGTATATGTTAGGTTTGGTGATTGCGCAGATATTAAACCTACGATTTGGCTTGCAATGTAGTTTGTACCTTGTTCAGGTACAGTAGTTCCTACTGTATGTGTTACTGACCGTGAGACATCGTTCATGTCTGTGTAGTGTACTACTAGGTCTGTACCCTGTAAAGGGGCACGGAGTATTTTCACATACGAGTTAGTTACTGTACTGCGGATAGTACCTAAGTTGGCTACTACCTGTGTTTTATTGGTTGCATAGATTGTGTCACCGTTTACTGATAAGTCTACATCGTCTGCTGACAAACCCCAGAAATAACTTAGGTCTGTTGTGTCAGGATTCAATGAGGGTGTTACTGTATTTCCGTCTGTGTCTATAATGCGGAGAGCAACTAATGATGATGTAGATTGCCAGAATAACATTACCCAATAGGTTTGGTCATATAGTTCTACATCTTTAACAACTACGTTGCCATTTGAATATGTTGACAGCCAGTTGTCTATGTCTAGTTTGACAACTTCTGTGGGTTGTCTACGATGTACACCATCGCCACGAACTGTCTGCATGTTCTCTTGAGTCGCCAAGTATTTCGTATTACTACGTTTTGGCGAGTCGGTAGTTACTCCGTTCTCAAAAGACTTGATTGCTCCTGATGTTCTCATTTAGCCTCCCGGATAAGTTGGGTCGATACCAATGTTTCCACGTCCATAAGGTCTGACACCTGACTGTGCTCGTGCTACTCGTGAGTTCAAGAAGATGTTTCTGCGTCTACTACGTAGGTCAGTTTTCTTCATCTTCATGTACGCCATGTTAGCGAATTCAGATTGTTCACCTGCTTTCACTGAGTCTTCTAGGTCTATACTACAGAGTAGTACACCTGCGTGGAATCTGATTGCGTCTGTTACTACGTTAGGTAGTAGTGTCCAATCTAGTTGCATTATTAAGTTCATGTGCCGTGAGGAAGTGAACTGATATGTGTGGTTTGCAGAGTCATACATCTTTGAGCCACGAAGTATTGTGTTAAAATCTGATGTACATTGTGCTTCCATAGTACCTACTGGAACTGCGATTTCTTTTGTGGTTGCGTCTGGTTGAATCTCGTATAGATATTCTTCGTTGAACCACCATCCCTCGCCTTGCACTGTGCTGTTAGCTTCGTCAAGACGTTGCTTACATGCTTCTGCATCGGGATGTAATGTTGAGAGGCTACCAACTGGTGGTGAGCCTAATAGACTTAGTAAGTAGTTAACTGAATCTAATTCTGACATACCTGCCATGTTGTTTCTCCTGTTGTTATTGTTTAAGTACCCTCTGCTTCGTTTGTTGGTGCAGTTAAGCACAGCTTTGCGAGTGGTATGAAGATACTTAAATAATAGCCCTGCTCCCGAAGGAGCAAGACTTGAGCGTTAGCTTATGCGCTGAATACCGCACCTGCATGTTCTGCACGGTTAGGTGTTACGGCGAATGCTAAGTAGCTGTCGATGAACCATTGCAGTTCAACATCGTGGTAATATACTTTAGATGTCAAAGGAATAGTTTCACCTGCTAACAGAGCTTTTGGTAACATGATTACTGCTACACACTTAGCTTCCGCTGCGCTGTAGTCGTAAGCATTACCATTACCTGCGTTAGACAGTTTATGGTTAGCAATTGCTGCTGATGGTAAGCGCATTGTCTTAACGATTGGTAAATCATTAGAACGCAGGACTTTACCCATAGCGTAGTTGCCATTGCCCAGAGAGTATTCTGCTGATACCAACTTGTCGTTACGTAGTAACGCGTAGTATTGAGCAGGACGCATTAAGCATACGCCACCGTCTAGGTCAACTTCTTTCTCTTCCATGCCTTGTGCTACGTCTTCTAGAGCGCGTTGCAGTTTGTCAGGGTCGAGTTCGTCATTTGCTGCTGACAGAGTTACAGTTGTACCAGATTGGAAACCGTCTGGAGCTGGAGTTTCACCTGCGCCTGTGCCGATTACAATCA